TTGATACTAAGTTTAATAAAGAAGAACTAATCAATAACACTGAAAGGTTCTTACAAGAAAGATGCTTGTACAAGACTATTGTTGAGACAGCTGAAAAATACGCACAAGGTAAAACCGATCCTGCTGAAACTCTTAAAGAGTTTGAAAAGGCTTATAATATAACTTTATCTGAAGATATTGGTTCTTGGTATTTTGAAGACATCGACGAACACATTAAAGAACTTACTAAGATCTATAACCCTATTCCTACTGGGTGGAAGTTTTTAGATGAAAGACTTGAAGGTGGTTTGTTCCCTAAAACCTTAACCTGTCTTGTTGGCCAAGTAAACGTCGGTAAAAGTATCTTTTTAGGCAACCTAGCCACGAATATGGTAATGAAAGGTAAGAATACTTTGCTTATCTCTCTTGAGATGTCTGAGTTTATGTACTCAAAGCGTATTAGTACCCAGCTCACTCAAATACCTCATAATGATCTTAAAATCTATACTGATGAGCTTAAACAGCAAGTAGGTCATTTACGCAAACAGCTTGACTCTAAACTTGTCGTTAAAGAGTATGCACCTAAAACAGTTACCGTTCGCCATATCGATGGTTATATTGGTAAACTAAAACATAAAGGATTTGTACCTGAAGTTGTAGTAATTGACTATATCAATCTTCTTAAACCAACTTCAAAGAATTTAAACTCTTATGCTGAAGTTAAAGAGATTGCTGAACAATTAAGAGCTCTTTCCTTTAAATACGGTATACCGTTTGTTACGGCATCACAGTTAAACCGTGGAGCATTCAACACAGCATCACCCGGAATGGAAGGCATTTCTCAAAGTATTGGCCTTGCTGCCACTTGCGACGTTATTTGCTCTCTTTGGCAGGAAGAAGAAGATAAAGAACTTGGACTCATTCACCTTGGTATGCAGAAAAACCGGTTCGGTGTTAATTACGGTCATTGTACCTTCAAAGTCAAATACGAAACGTTAACACTCACAGAAGTTAATCCTGATCACTTCGCTCAAGAGAATACTCAGCAAGCAGTACAAGAGGCTGAAAATACACTTTCTAAACTAACAGAAGATAAAAAGGATCCGGAACCTTGATTAATGGAGTTGTATGTAGTAAATACTCTACATACAAATGTTTAACGAAAAAGTCCTTAATGACTTTAATGCTAGAACTAATCCTTTAAGTCAAGTTTGCACCAAAGAGTATATTCTTGGGGTGTTTAAATTTGGATCTTTCCTGTCTATCATTCATAATAAAAGACTAAACCCTGCAGCTATATTTGTATGTATTTTAGAGAACAAAGAGATAAGAGATTTGTTTGTAGAAATTACTCATTCAGACAGTGTGCACGAAGCCTTACTTGGCCTGTTGCAATTATACCCACCGCTATTAAAATCGAAAAATACCAAACGGTTGTTTAAGAAGTCGATAGCAAAGTGATTACCGGTTTAGAGCGCAGAATTTATAACAAACATTTAGCTGTATCTCGTTCTCTTCGAGGTAAAGCTTTTAAGTTAAAACAAGACTTTACAGACTTTCAAAACGATCCCAAATATCTTCATATTAAGCGTCTTGCTACCTTCTTTTCCAAGTACCCAGACGTTAATATGGATACCTATTTTATAGCACCTTATAAACTCTATACTGACGTTCAGTATTTTGATCTTTCTTATTTCGCTTCCCCAAGAGCTATTAAGACATATACAATCTATAAACAACAACTCTTACAAGAATCTCCCGATGCTCAAAAAGATGACGTTAAAGAGTCTTTAACATTTTTAGTCCGTTATTGTTTACAAAATAGTATTCAACTTCATGATTATATTTACCATAAGGAAAGAAGTATTGAACCGATTTGGACCTATCACATTAAGCATAACAAAATTAATCCTTATGTTTTAATGGAATTTCCAAATATCTTTCATACAATACAAGAAATGCCTAAAGACGAAAGAGAGTTCCTACTAGGACGTTTCGGAACTAATTTTCTCGAATATCGGACACGATATATGAACTCCAAAGAACTAAGACCTTTTCTTGAAAAGGCTTTTATTCGCCTAAAACTTTTTGTAGATAAAAACTTGAACTCTGCAAAATATCAACCATAATAATAACACTATGACATTCACGAAAAATATGTTTAACGAAATTAAGGCCTCTTTGACTGATAAGAAGGATTCTTCTTACAAAGAGATTATGAAATTTGAACCTGGTAAGACTTACGTCGTCCGTTTGGTACCTAATGTTACTGATCCTAAGTCGACAATGTATCATTACTATCATCACTCCTGGAACAGTCTTTGTACTGGTCAGTTTGTTACTACCCTTTGCCCTTCGACATATGGAGAGCAATGCCCGATCGATCAGCTCGTTCTTAAGACTTATAACACCGGATCAGCTGAAGAGAAAGAGAAGATCAAGCCTATCACTCGTAAAGAGAACTGGTTTGTTAATGCTTACGTAATTACCGACCCCACTAATGCTGATAACGAAGGTAAGGTTAAAGTTATCCGTTATGGTAAAGAATTAGCTAAGATTATTAACTCCGCTATTGATGGCGATGACGCTGATGAATTCGGTGTTAAGATCTTTGACGTTGCAGAAGGCTGTTCCCTGAAGATTAAATGCGAGTCCCGTACTGGTATGGGCGGTAGTAGAGCCTTTGTTACTTACTCAGCTTCTAAGTTTACATCACCTTCTAAGCTTGAAGGTATGGATGCCAAGAAGCTTGACGCTATTTACGAAGCAGCTCATGATCTTAGTAAGTTTAATAAACCGAAGACTTATGCTGAATTGCAGCGTATGCTTGATCAGCACTTCTTCTGTATTCAAGATGTTACTAACCTTGACGAAGAAGATAATGAGCCGGTTTCTAAACCTACTGTCTCTAAGAAAGACGAAGCTTTGAACAATATCTTTGCTGGTATCAAAGAGTCTTCTTCTAAGGAAGTTGAAGAGAAGCCTAAAGCTGAAGAAAAGCCTGCTGTGGACGACACTGATGCTAAACTCAAAGAACTTCTCGCAAGTCTCTAATTTATGTTAAGAAGTAAAAAGAAACTCCAATACGCTAACCATAACGTAATTCATTCTCAAGAAGAAATTAATGAGCTTATTGAGAATGGAGCTAAAGCTTACGAAGCCTATCTTGATGCTTTAGGTTTTGACTGGCGTAATGATCCTAATAGTGCTGATACACCTCGTCGTGTTGCTAAGGCATTTGTTACTGACCTAGCTATGGGCTGTTACTCTGAGCCTCCTAAAGTAACTGCCTTTGATAACGTTGACAGTTATGATGGTATGGTCTGTCAGAATAACATTAAAGTTGTTTCGATGTGCTCCCACCACCATGCACCTTTCATGGGTGTTGCGCACGTTGCTTATATACCTGCCGCAAACGGCAAAGTGATCGGGCTTTCGAAGCTTAATCGTATTGTTGATTGGTTTTCTCGTAGACCTCAAATTCAAGAAGGTTTAACAAAACAAATACACGAATATATTGATATCACTTGTGAAAAAAACAAAGGTGTTGCAGTATTAATCGAAGCTCAGCATACATGCTGTTCTAATCGAGGTATTAAGCATGATTCTACAATGAGGACTGCCAGAATGTCTGGTGCATTCTTAGATGAAAAAGATAACTCTCGAGCCGAATTTTATAAGTTTGTTGAATTTTCTAAGAAATAAATTTTCTTTTACCTCTTATCTTAATATTATTTTTCTTTAATATTATACAAATAGTCGGTACAGAGCAGTTATATTTTTGAGAAATTTTTAAAGCTGACATTCCTATTTTATATAAATCTATAATATCATTTATCTCTTCTTGTTTAAACTTAAAGCGAGACCCTCGATTATAAGTTTCGATATTTGCAAGCCTAAGATATCGAAGAACACTTGTTTCATGTAAATTCACTCTTTCACCAATAATTTTTGCTGTTAATCTTTTATTAATATATAAATCCTTTATACATTCAAGTACTTTAGGGTCAATTATTTTATAACCTTTTTTGTTAGACACTTTATAGTTAAAAAGAGTACCACCATCTTCAATTCTT